GTGGCTGTCACCAGGCTTCAGATTCTCGAAATCGAGGTCTCCTAGAGCAACGCGCATCCCAGCGGCCAGGCCGTTGTAGAACGCTTTGTCTCGTGCAGTGGCAACGTCTGCGTCGGCGTCGAAGGACGCATCGCTGACGAACTGAGCGAGATTCTTGGCCGTAGGACGGCCCTTGTTGGCGTATGTACGCCGGGTACCCGCTTCCTTGGACGCTTGCTTGGCGACCTTGCGAGCTTCTGACCGAGTGTCTGCGTTGAGCACCTTGTTGACAACGTCCTCTTGGGCGTCGGCGGGTACGTCCGCGATGTTGAGCGCTTGCTCCAGTGTGAGATCCCCGGTCTCGAAAGCCTTGGCGGCTGCGGGACCGAGCTTGGTTGCTGCCTTGTAGTGGTAGCTCACCCAGCTCTGGGGACGGCCCAGTCGCTTCGCGATATCGCGCTGCTCCAAGCCTGAGTTAGCCATCTTCTTGATGGCGTTGGCGATCTCGTGTGGCTTCAGGTTTTTGCGATCGATGTTCTCTTTGAGATTTCGGTCGCGCAGCTCTTCGATGGTTCCATCGTTGAGCACCACATCTAGTGTTGAGTAGGCGTCTTCCCCGAGCTCAGCTCGGATCAGCTCTATCGCCTTGAAGCGACAGAAACCATAGACGAGATAGTACTGCTTGTTGCCGTCATCGTCGTCGCGGTTGCTCTGTGAAACACCCACAGGCTGTAACAACCCCGACTCCATGATGGATACCTTCAAGGACTTGATGTAGTCCTCGTCGTAATCCGTACGTGCGTTGAACCCCTCGTTGGGTATCACGCTTTCGAAGGGTATCTGAATGATCTTCTTTTTAGCCATCGTTCACCTTGTCTTCACTCAGCAATTCCATGATCAATTCGAGTTGGGCGTCTAATCGTGCGTAGAGGATTGGATCTTGGTCTTTGTTTATGTCTTGAATTTGCAAAGATATAGCTTGGAGTTTTCCACGTAGCCACGTAGTTGCGTCTTGCTTAGTCAAGACTTGACGCTGTACCAGGTTACTGACCGTGTCGATCGAGCCTGCTACTACTGGCTTGTTGAAGGCCCTAAAAACATCAGCCGAAAACCCTGCCACCTGAAGCATGATTTCCCATGCATCTTCCTTGGTGTACCAGGGAACTGGATCTAGGTTACCACTGTGAATTCGAGCCAATGCTCGTTGGACTATTTGCGTTCTCGTAGCCAAGCTACCTCCTCTCTCACTTTACTCTTGTTGATGTAAGTGAGACTGAGATCCGTTAACGCCATCCCCTCTAAGACGTCGCCAACTGCTTGGTGGAATTCCATCAAGACCTCATCACGAGGTCCGTTGGTAGCCACACTGACTATGTATATCGCACGAATGACCGCAGTACGTTGAGTAATGAGCTCCATCGTGCTGCGGATGCGGTCCATCCGCTGTTCTCTATGTTGCTTTGTCGTCATCACGTTCGAACGGTTCGGACCCGTGAGTCGGGCAAAGAAACACAGTGCCGTGTGCCGTGCATAGGCTGCCACACCTAGGACACGTCACCTCTGAGCTAGCCTGTTTTTCGCCAGGCTTGGCTTGCTCGTCAACGCCATACTTCTCCATCACTCAACAACTGCAGCTGAAGAATTAGCAGAGGGCGAGCTTTCCCTTTTACCATTCTTTGCCGTTTTCTTGCGGGGTTTGACGGCGGGCTTGGGGAACGTAGGTGACTGCGTCAGGTCGTGGAGCAACCGCATGACTGTTGCGTCCTTCTTGTCCACCACCGTGGGCAGCACGATGATTTCTCCGCGGAACATGACGACCAGGTCAGGCTTGGGGTGAGGGAGTCCACCAAGGAAGCTGGTGATTTCATCAGCGTTGGCCGCTTTCTCAGCCACCCGAGTCTGGTGGCGCCCTGCCTCTTCCAGGGTCATGGGGATCTTGTGCGTCTTCTTGGTACGGTCACACGTAACAGGGACGTCTACATCGAATTCATTGTTCATCAGGTGCCTCAGGGAATAGTGGGTTTGGTAGTCTTGGAGGGGCTGCGACCGTATCAATGGCAGCGTGTAGATCGTCGGCCGAACCACCCATGGCTAAAAAAGACTGTACTAGACCACCTAGTACAGCAGGAACATTCTCCTTTACAAGGAGAACTGACACTAAGGGTTCACGCCCAGAAAAATCGACTAAATCAATTTGAGCTCCGTCGGGTATACCGACAGGCCTGGCCGCGTCCTTGTAATATTTAGTCACAAGGACGCGACCATTTGGATGGATCAGCGCAGGGGTCTTACGAAAGATGAGCACCCTACCATGCACCTCTCCGGGGCGTAAAGGGATGTTCTCCGAAAGGCTCTCACGTAAGTGCGGTGGGAGCTTAGATAGGTTCGGCCCTATCGCACCCCAGTCCCATCCTTCTTTGGCCATGGCTTTTTTCTAGCGCTTTCTGCCGCGACAATCACCCCAGTAGGGACACCACTTTTCGGTGCACCACCAGTTCTCCGGGTTGGTACGGCGGAACCGCCCCGAAGCAATATCTTGCGCGACCTCAGCGACTACGTCCAGGGCGTGCATTGTCTCACGCTTATCCCGGATCGACTCCGTGCGCAAGAAACGCTCTGGCATTGTCTTGGTGGGCTTGACTAGTTGGTCGAGCCGTACGTTAGGAACACCTGTGACGTGTGCATACAGACTGAGCTGAATGCTGTTGTCCGCTTCCGATTGGGAGGCGGCCTTCTTCTTCGTCTTGAGGTCCGAAATACTCCCTTCCTCCACGAGGTCAATGACCCCCATGAAGGGGATGGGGTCGGAGTTTTCCGGGGTTACCTTGACGCGGAACACCTGCTCTGCAGCCACTGGCTTCACTGCAGGCAGCGGTTTCCCCGTCTTGGAGTCTTTGTCATTCCCCAGAGCAACCCGGTGGTACTTACGCGTGAGGCGTACTCCCATGTCCTTGATGACACCAGGATCCATGGGCTCGCCATTTGCGCCCTCCTCTTTGATTTCCGCTCCCACGATCTCCTCATCGTGTAGGTCGGAGTAAACCTGCACCATCTCTGCAGCGGGAATAGGGTTGCCCCCAATCATGCTGAGGTGCAGATGCTCTGCTGCTTTGTGGACACCGCGTCCCTGCACCATGAAGGAGTTGGACGGGATCCGCTGCTCCAGCACGTACCGCCGCCTGTAGGCCTCGCCGCACTTGGTGTACTGCATCACCTGCGAGACCGACAAGTAGCCCCGCGGAAGAGCTCGACTGTACATGTCGTCGCCATCTGCGGTTTTCTCTATGCCTTTGATTTCTTCGTTATCTATGGTGTCTATCACGTATCTTCCTTGGCCTTTTCTTCTTCCAACGCTTTGCTTTGTGCGACTATGGTTGCAACTTCTTGTTGAGATTGGCGTAGTTGTTCATCCCTAGACGGGACGTTGCCCGGTGTAGGATCGAAAAGATCGGTGGCAGTCATGACTACCTGTGGAGCGCCGTTGCTCTTCTTCGGGTTAGAGTCTTCCTCTTCAGGAAGCTCCGTCGAAGGGGGAGGCTCCGTAGAAGGAGCATCGGGCGCAGCTGCTGTAGTAGCCTCTTGTGGTCCCGTGGTCTCGGCTTGCACCTTGATGCCATCCGGGTAGGCCTTCAGAAACAGTTCACAAAGTTGATCTAGGTTTTTGACCTTGAACCCATTGCGTCCAAAGTAGTCCTCGATCATCTCCCGAAGATCATCGTCTTCGAATTCCAACTGTAGCTTCATGGGATTAACCTCACCTGTGCGGTGTCACGTAACATCGTACGGTCGTAGATGCAGTCTTCGTCATAGACTGTGATTTTGTGCTTCAAGCAACGCTTTAGTTCTGGGCAGGTTACGCACACCGAGCGCGCTGTGACTAAGTTACTGAAATCCGTTTTCTGGCTCAGCGCTGTAGCCTTGGCGTCATCCAATGTGTGTCGACCAATGAGCCTATATACCGTGACCTTGCGGTCTTGTCCGATACGATAGTTACGGTCCAACGACTGGAGATAGTGATCTAGGCTCCAGGGCAAGTTGTAGTAGATGGTGTAATTCGCGGCGTTCAGCGTGATGCCTACGCCTGTGGACACCTGACCAATGTACACTCGACATGCAGGTTCACTGTTGAACTGCACCATGCACTCATGCAGAGCGGTACCTGTCATGCCCCCTTCAACGCGTGTGTATCCTACCTTGAACTTTTTTACCGCCTTCTCAATCTGGTCGAGCTCGACGCGGTAGGAAGCCCAGATAATAACCTTGTTCGCCTCATCTTCCAACACCGTTTCCAATAAACCTACGAGCTCATCTAGACGAGCATTTTTCTTCATAGGATTGACTACAGAATCCGGTGCCTTGGAGACAATCTGACACTTGGTGGTGTATGGAGATATTTCCTCCTCCACACAATCGTGCACATGTTTGCACCCGTCGCACAGGCGTGGATTGCGCTGCGTTTGGTACGTAAAACCGCTGCCAATCTGATCTAACTTGTTCAGCAGCGAGATGACCTCAGGGACATAAACGTATGGTTGCAGTGTCTTACCCGCGGACTGGTCAAGGGTACCTTCCTCAAGTGCGTCCTTCACCACAGACCCAGCCGCATCACAGCGTTCCATGATCATACTGTTGTACGCTTTTTTCTGCGCACCATACACGGGGAACTTGATATCTATGACGACCTGGTCAGGCAGGTCGAGGCATTCTTCTTTCGTCTTACGCTGACAGATTAGGTTCACACGCTCATTCATGATATCGAAGTTCTTGAACCCCAGTACCATTTTGGGCTTAGCCTCATCCTTTTCCCACGCAGGAAAAACTCCGAACATCTTACGGAATGCCCACCAATGTTCTGCACAGAAATACTTGCCTAAGAACCGCAGCTGTGCGTACATGTCAAACGGTGACCCAAGGGATGGTGTGCCTGACAACAAAATGCGCCGGTAGGCTCTGCCCGCCAACGCTCTTGAAGCTTTCGTTCGTTGCGCAAAAGGAGTCTTCATTTGGTGAGACTCGTCGGCGACGATCACTGAGTACGGTATTTTGATGAGCTGTTCGTAGTACAGCGACGCCATCTTGTACGTCACGATGGTGGCGACCGGATTGGTACTGATGGCTTCCTGGATACGTTGCTGCTTCTTCTTTGTGTTGTACCCGTCTACTACAACGACATCCTCTATGTTACCGTGCTTGCCAAACTCCGCAGCCCATGTGTGCAGCATCACGCGGGGGCACAGAATGAGCGAGTGGTCACCTGTAAGCCGCTGCAAGTCCACTGTGACCTTGCACTTGCCCAGGCCGGGGGAGTAGAACAGCCCCGCTCGTAGGTGTCTGTAGAGATGAAGGAGCCCGTCCATTTGGTGTTGGTAGGGATCCGTGACAAAGCTAAACTCGCTAGGTAATACGGGTGTCTTTTCGAGCTCAGCTACATGAGCCACGGTCTCTTCATGCAGCTCCAGGTTCGGCACCAGCTTGGCCAAATCAGACAACACAAATGAGTGAACTGGGAAAAACGCAGGAAAACGCCAGGAGACTGAGTCTCCGTGGTACACTGCGCCGTACACTTTTTTCATCTCGTTTGCTAACCCGAGATCTACTTTCAGAGTAAATATGGGTGTGCGGTACACGGACGAGATTTGTAAGACGGGGACCACATTCACCTCCTCTAGGACGGAATAGCCATGGCTGGTGCACAAGGAGAACTAGGGATCACGGACCTGGCGTCCTCACGAGGAGGAGCTAGCCACCCCAATCCCATGTTCGACTTCCTGACGGGGTTCGCTCCCAGGAAGCTCAAAGACTTATTCAGGTGGGTAGAGTACCTCTACTACAACTCAGCGCACATCTTTGCTGCGCTCAAAAAATTCGCTGAATATCCGATCACGGATATTACCATCGACTCCAACGATGAGGCACTGAAGGACAACTGGTCACGTGTCCTAGAGAAGTCGCTGAAGATCAAGAATATCTCCATCAAGACGGGGCTTGACCTTCACCTCTACGGCAACTCCTTCATCTCAGTGTACCACCCCTTCAACCGATTCTTGATCTGCAATTCGTGCGGAGCGCGAACTGGGATCAAGAAGGTCAAGTACAAGTTCAAGCTGAAAGCTCTGAGCTTCAGCTACCACTGCCCTAGCTGCCACGAGCGTGTTTCAGGTAAGCTGAAAGACGAAAAGGTTTCCGACGAGAAGCGTATCAACGTTATCCGATGGGACCCCAAGTTGATGGACATCAACCACAATCCCATCACTGGGGAGAACAAGTACTACTACACCATCCCGCAGGAGCTGAAGCACAAAGTTGAGAAGGGCGATGCCCACATCATCAACACGCTTCCGGTAGAGTTCCTGCGTGCAATCAAAGAAGACAAAGTCTTTGAATTTGCGGATGATCACCTCTACCACATGAAAATCGATCCCCCTGCAGGCGTTGAAGCCCAGTGGGGATTTCCTCCTCTTACCGCAACCATCAAGCTCTTCTTCTACACCGCCGTCCTCAGGAAGGCGAATGAGTCCATAGCGCTCGAACACATCGTACCGTTTCGTGTGCTGCACCCTGCACCCATCAGCGGAACGGCAGACCCGGCGACCACACTCAACCTTCTGAAGTGGCGCCAAGAGCTCGAATCCAACATCAAGAAATGGCGGCGCGACCCCCTTCACATCATGTTCGCTCCCGCAGCTCTGGGCGTCACCATGATGGGCGGGCAGGGGCGGTCGTTGCTCACCCTTGGTGAAGTCAAAGACGCCGAGGACAACATCATCGCGGCCATGGGCATACCCCGAGAGTTTCTCTACGGAGGCCTGTCCTTCACGGGCTCTGCCATCACCCTGCGCATGCTAGAGAACCAGCTGGAGACGTACACCAGCCACCTCAACGAGCAGCTCACCTGGATAGTGACTCAGGTTGCCACGATCTTGGGGTGGAAGTCGGCCGAGGTCAGCTACTCCCCCTTCAAGTTGATCGACGACGCAGCGCAGAAACAGAGTCTTCTGAATCTCAATGCGATGAAGCCCTTGGTTTCAGACGGCACCATCCTCGACCTACACGACATCGACATCAACAAAGAACGTGAGAAGCGTCAGCAAGAAATGCTTGACGAGACGCGACATCAAATCGAGACGCAGTCCAAGCTGGAGAAGCTCCAGAACTCCCTGGCACAACAGGCAACACAAGAGTCACAGTCCGGGACAGGACTTTCCTACAACCCACAAATGGTCATCGCAGAAGCCGAGGGCATCATCCAGCAAATGCAGCAGATGGACCCTGGCTCGCAAAAATCGCTCATGGCGCAGCTCTCGCAAGAGGATGCAGTCATGTACGCTGTGGTTAAAGATCGCTGGGCAACCATGCAGTCCATGGAAAAGCAGCAAGCTTCGTCACAAGCAACAATGGGAGGGGCCCCTGCATGAGTTTCGCTGATGATATCGAGAGAGCACAGAAACTACCTGAGCTCCCTGAAGAACTCGCCAAACAGATACCTGATCTCTTAGCAGGCGGCCCTAACGCAGGCATTGGCACCCGTGTAGTTGACGACGTGGAGCCATCCCAAATCAAAGGCGTCGCCAAGTATGACTTTGACTACAACTGTGCCCGTTTGATGATCGGGCCTATTGAGTCAGGGTACGCCCAAGGGCAGGCAGTATACACAGAAGCGGATGACACCGACCGGCTCAAAGAGATCATGGATATGAACCTCAAGGCTGAGGCAATCGTATTCAAAAAAGAGACAACGTTCCTGAAAACGGGAGCCGTAATCATCTGGATCGAATGGGGCACACGCAAGAAGGTTATCCCTAAAGAAAACAGGGATTACATGACAGAAGACGAGTTAAAATCTCCAGAGTCACCGGACAGAGATTCCGATGACCCTGAAGCCAACTCTCCTTAGAGTTCTTGCTCAGGTCTTCTTGTTACTTGAGTGGAATGGGCCGAACGTCCATGATTTACTCCTTGGTTGTTATGATTCCGCCACGGGTGGCGAAACTTCTGCAACCTTGGCGTGCAAATCCTCTAGCGTAGGCGCCTGCTCCGGTGCCGCTTTCACAGGTACTCGGAGCGGAGGCTTTCGCGTTCGGGCCTTTTGGACTTGTCGTCCACCATGGTCGCGTTGCTTTTGGTTCTCGGTAAAGCAGTCCTGGCAGAACTTGGGAGAACGCCAAGACCTACCTTTGCGGAACTTGTTGGCCACCGTACCAGCACTCACATCGGAGTTACGGTGACACTTCTGGCAGTGGATGGTCTCCATGTTCTTGGAGAACCAAGTGCCGGGGTACGTCTTCTTCAGCCATGCTATGTTCTCCGGGGTGGCCTCTATCCAGACGCCCACCTCGGCGATACGGAAGCAATGGCACAGACGTTCGACATGCGTGGGCAATGGTTCGAAGCACAAGAAGCATCGAGCTCGTTCATCCCGTGGCGCATCGATCTGCCACACCTTCCTGAAGAAGAAGGCGATCTCGTAGACATCATCTTCCGACAGCATGCAGTCTCGGTATTCAGCCAGCCTGCGCGCCTGCTCGACCCGCTCGTGGTGCACTGACCACACGCAGATCCGAGCAATCTGCTGATCAACTTTCAAGCTAACGAACTCTTCCAGTCGCAACTTGGCGAACTTCTGTATGTCATTCAGTTGTTCCACAACCACCCTCCTAAAGTGTGCAGAAATGTCGTATCGTTCAGCGCCAGAGACTAACTCCGACGCATCACAGTCTTTTACCACTAGCAGTTGTCTAATTAGGACTGCACCGCGTATAATTGACTAGCTATGGCCACGGAATTACAGCCACTCCTGACCGACGGGGCCTCACGACGTGAGTTCATCCGGGACAAGACTGTCGAAGGTCTGAAGGACCTGTTCCCTATCGTGGGACACAGCAGTCAGCTTGAGCTGAAGAACGTAACGGTAAAGAAGAAGAACTACTCGTCAAACCAGCAGAAGGAAGCCCTCATGAAGGGCCGCACGCTGCATGAGCCGATCACAGGCACGCTGGTTCTCCGAAACAAGGAGGGGGAGTTAGTAGAGGAGAAGAAAAATCATACTCTTCTTCATCTTCCTTACTTCACCGAGCGACACACGTTCATCGTCGGCGGCAACGAGTACGACATCCCCAGTCAGATGCGCCTCAAGCCAGGTGTGTACACGCGACAGCGCAACAATGGGGAATACGAAGCTGCCTTCAACTTGAGTAAAGGCAGCAACTTTCGCCTCTCCATGGAGCCAGACTCTGGCCGTCTACACATGGAGCTCGGTACCTCCAAAGTACCACTGTATTCTCTGCTGCGCTCCCTTGGAGTTCCGGAAGCAGACATCCGTCAGCACTGGGGTCAAGAGCTACGGGACATCAACGCTTCCAGCTTCAAGAACAAAGAAGAAGTCGCCATAAACAAGGTCATCAACAAGATAAAGCGCCGAGGGGATAGTGTCCCTACGACCGTTGAAGGCAAGCGTGACTTCGTACGAAGCTATTTCGAAAATACAGCGATGGACGCCGACGTCAACGCACGCACCCTGGGGGCGCCGTTAGACAAGGCCACACCTATAGCACTGCTCACAGCGTCTAAAAAACTCATCGATGTACACCGTGGTGACGCCACCGAGGACGACCGGGACAGCCTTGAGTTCAAGACTATCCACTCAGTGGATGACTTCTTCAAAGAGCGGTTGAACGTAGATGCCAAGCGGACCATCGCCCGCAAGATAACCATGAAGATGAATAGGCCTCGTGGCCGTACGCTGAAAGAAATCGTACCAAACTCCACGTTCACACGGTCTATCAATTCGTTCCTTACGAGCTCCAACCTGAGCTCCATCCCGATGCAAATCAACCCCGTTGAAATCATCGACCACGCCTCACGCATCACGTCACTTGGTGAAGGCGGCATAGGCAGTGAGCGCGCTATCCCCTACGAGTCGCGCAAGGTGCACAACACACATCTAGGGATCTTGGATCCTGTACGTACCCCTGAGTCTTTCAAGGCTGGCGTAGATATCCGTGCAGGCCTTGCTGCATTTCGTGACCGCCGTGGAAATCTCTACGCCCTCATGAAGGACATACGCACGGGAAAAATGACACACGTGCCCGCAACGACGCTGGCGAAAAGCACTGTGGCTTTCTCAGGCCAAGAGCACAGGGACCAACTCGACGCTGTCAAAGGCTCGGACGTAGTCTCCGTTACTAGAAAGGACGTGGACTACGAGCTCCCCGATCCTTCGTACATGTTTGGACCTACCACTGCGATGGTGCCTCTGCTGGATGGGATGCAGGGCAACCGAGCTATCATGGGCTCAAAGTTCCAGACACAGGCTCTTCCACTACAAGAGCGCGAAGCACCTTACGTGCAGGCCGCTGCGCCCCGTAAGGGCTACAGCATGGAGCAGGAGATTGCGCGTCTGGTCGTACCCACATCACGTACTGCAGGTACTGTCACAAAAGTGGACGGAGACTACATCTACATTCGTCCCGACGGGCCTAAGACTGCGGCCCCGGCGCTTCAGAAAGTGCCTTACGACACGTATTTTCCTCTGTCGTCCAAGACATACCTACACAACGACGTCACTGTAAAAGCTGGAGACCGGGTCAAGAAAGACCAAATCCTAGCCACCTCCAACTTCACCAAAGATGACACCGTAGCCCTCGGTAAAAACATGTCCGTAGGGTACATGGCTTACTACGGCAAAAACTCTAATGACGCCGTGGTAATCAGTGCGGGAGCCGCAAAGAAGCTCACCTCTGATCACATGTACAAAGAGGTCATGACCAAGGGCCAGGATGTCATCCTTGGCAAGCAAAAATACACTGCCTACTACGGCATGGTTTACACCGCCGAACAGTTGGGAAAACTGGATGACAACGGCGTGGCCAAAGAGGGAGTCACTCTACACATGGGTGACCCCATTATCCTGGGCATGCGCAAAGCTCCGCCATCGCCTGAGTCTGCGCTGCTAGGCAACTTCCACAAGTCGTTGGTCAAGCCCTACCGAGACATCACAGTCACCTGGGACAAAGCAGTGCCCTGCACCGTGCAGGACACGATGGACTCCGCGCGTCAAGTCATGGTCACGGTACGAACCGCAGAGCCCATGAAAATAGGGGACAAACTGGCCAACCGCTTCGGGGGTAAGGGCGTTGTCTCTGAAATCATTCCCGATGAGCGCATGGTGCAGTCCGAGGACGGCAATCCAATCGACGTGCTGTTCACATCTGCCAGTGTAGTGAGCCGCATCAACCCTGCCCAGATCGTAGAAGCTGCCCTCGGGAAGGTTGCGAAAAAGACAGGTAAGCCCATCATTGTTCCGCAGTTCATGCGCGAAGACAATGTGAAGTTCGCCAAGAAACTTCTGAAGAAGCACAAGATCAAGGACAAGGAAACTGTTTATGATCCCGTCGCTGACCAGAAGATTGACGACATATTCGTAGGCAACTCGTACATCCACAAGTTGTTCAAGTCCACAGAAACGAACTACTCAGCCCGTGGGGTGTCGGCCTATGACATCAACTTGCAACCCACCCGTGGTGGTGACGAAGGTGCCAAGGGCGTGGGCAAGATGGAAATCAACGCGTTGCTGGCACACAACGCGCGGAACGTCCTCAAAGAGAACCTGACGACCAAGAGCGAAAAGAGTGACGAGTTCTGGCGCAACTACGAGTTCGGGCTGCCGGCCGCACCTCCGAAGACTCCCTTCGTATCTGAGAAGTTCGTCACCTATCTCCAGGGTGCGGGCATCAACGTAGACAAGAGTGGGTCGCAGGTAGCCTTGGGTCCGTTGACCGACCGTGACGTCAAGAAGCTCAGCTCCGGAGCTCTGTCTATTCCCAGCCTGGAGAAGTCCAAGTCGTTCATGGTCAGTGCCAAGAGCATGAAGCCTGAAAGAGGCGGCCTTTTCGATCCGGGACTGACAGGGGGGCTCAACGGTACCCGCTGGTCTCACATGGACCTGGCTGAGCCCATCGTGAACCCCGTCTTTGAAGAGCCTGTCCGCCGATTCCTCGGTATGACCAAGGCGCAACTTCGAGAAGAAGTAGGTGCCGTAGGTGGAGAGGGAGTTCGCAAACGTCTCAACCGCATTGATCTAGAAAAGAAGGAAGATGAACTCCTTCAGATCACGAAAACCAAGCGAGGGGCAGACTTAGATAACGCCATCAAGCAGCTCAAATACATTCGAGCGTTGCGAGCTGGCGGGCACAAGAAAGTAGGAGATGCGTACACATTGTCGAAGGTACCTGTCGTACCTCCAGTGATGCGCCCGATCCTTCCTTCCCAACGAGGTAACGAGCTCCAAGTCTCAGACATCAACTACCTGTACCGCGACGTAGGCCTAGCCTCAGAAGCTCTGCGTGGTGTCTCTGAAATTGGATTGCCGGATGCCACTGCAGACGCACGGCATCACTTGCATGACGCCTCGGGTGCGTTGTTCGGTACGATGAAGCCTACGAGCCCGCAGTTGAAGGGGCGTGAAGCTAAGGGGTTCATCGAACAAATCACTGGGTCTGGTTCCCCCAAGTCTGGGTTCCTACACAAGAAGATACTCAAACGACAACAGGACCTTTCCGGACGAGCCACCGCAACTCCAGACAATACGCTCAACATGGATCAGATCGGTATCCCCGAGGACATGTTGTGGAAAACCTACTCGAAGTTCCTGATGCGAGGGTTGATAAACCAGGGGTACAAGCCTTCCTTGGCTGCAGAGATGATTGAGGAACACCACCCCACAGCCAAGGCTATCCTCAGTGCGGAAATTCAAAAAAGGCCTGTGTTTGTTAATCGTGCTCCCTCTCTGCATAAGCACAACTTCATTGCTGCTTACCCTGTATCAGTTCCAGGAAAGTCGTTACGAGTAAATCCGTTCATGGAGCGAGGACAGAACCTCGACTACGACGGTGACACCATGCAGCTGCACGTACCCGTAGGAGACAAGGCCGTGGCCGAGGCCCAAGAACTTACCTTGTCTAAGTTGCTGTTCAGCGACAAAAATAGGAACGACCTCATGGTCTTCCCGCAGCACGAGGCGATCTTGGGAGTGTACCTCGCTACCGCTAAGAAAGAGCCAGGACCGGCCAAGCGTTTCAAGAACAAGGCGGATGCCATGACAGCGTACCGTCGTGGTGAAATCACTATGAGTACGCCCGTGCGTATCGGATAGAGATCAACTCGTGAGTAGCTATTACCAACTTGGATGTCACGATGCGCTGGTGAAGCTGGGCATGAAGCTCACCTTCAACTCCCCGCAAGAGGCAGCAGAGCACGCGAAGACCCGTGAAACCGTCGGAGACGTTACCGGGTTTGCGGGTAACATAGCTGGCGGACTCGCAGGCGGTGCAGTAGGCACTGCTGTTGGAGGCCCTGCAGGTGGTCTCGCTGGAGGTCTAGCGGCTGGGTACGCAGGGGAAAAGATGTTGAGCGCCCCAGCGACTACACTCTACGACACAGCGCATGATGTAAAGCAACGCACGGGTGCTCAGTACAACAAGACAGTGGGTCAGCTGAACGCAGCTTCTGGTGTTCCCACGGGTGTCAGACAGGCCCGCCCTGTGGCACAGCAACAACAGCAGACTCGTAGATTCTGATGCCCTTCAAAAGCAAAGCACAACGGCGTCTGTTCTGGGCTAAAGTCAACCAGGGTGAGATCTCCGAGGACAAAGCTCGGGAATGGGAACGCGAGACCGTGAACAAAGATCTTCCCGAGCACGTGACCAAGAAAGAAGCTGCCATGTTTGGTAAATACGCCTACTACCAAGGCACCGTTGATGCCTTGGTAACTATCGGCACCATCACACCCCTCGCCAAGCTGGCCGCACCCAGTCCGGCATCCATGATAAACCCGGAGACCATGACCATGCTCAAGGAGCTGGGGTCCTCTGCGGGAGGCGGAGCTCTCCTTGGTGGCGGCATCGGCGGTGCAACCGGGGCCATGGCAGCAGATGAAGGCCATGGCTGGGAAGGCGCAGCGCGTGGTGCTGGAATGGGTGCTCTTGCGGGCGGACTTGCAACTCCTGCAATGAGCCTCGCTGGAGGCCAAGCGGGTAAAGCGCTTGGGGGGCGTGCACCTAACCTCTTAGGTGAGGCTGGAGAAGCTGGCTTGGCGAGCCTCAGTAAAGAAGAGCTCAAGGCGTTACCTCAACATCTCAAAAACCTGTCTCCAGCTGAGCTAGCCGGTCACCAAACGGGCATTCTTGGCGGTGCGCTTGGCGGCTCAGTAGCAGGTGGTCTTGGTGGCGGCCTTGCTGGTGGAATGACTGCTGGCCCTGGCGAACCTGCAAACACTAAGTTGGGTACCAAAATGGGGCCTCCTCCTGAAGGCAAAGAACTGGCTAAAATGCTTGCCGCAAGTATGGGTTACGGCGCGATTCCTGGGGGAGCATTAGGCGCTGGGGCGGGCGCTATGATGGCACCGGAAGGCCACCGTCTAGAAGGAGCGGGCAAAGGGGGCCTTGTAGGTGCTGGACTGGGTGCCTTATCCGCACCTGCAGGGCTCATGGCGGGTGCTGTAGGCGGGCGCGGATTATCCAAACTAGACCGCTTACTTGATGATCGGCGCTGGGCCAAAGCAATAGCCAAGGGCACAAAGCCCCCAGGGGCTCACCCCCATCAGACAGGACCACTACGAGGAGGCCCTGACCTAGGGCCTGCTCTCCTCGGTTCTTTGGGCGGCTTATCCGCACCTGTGCCTGCAGGTATTATTGGCGGAGGGCTTGCAGGCAGTTCTCTTGAAGATGATGATGATGAAAATTCAAAGGATGAGTCATGAATCGTAAAATCACATTCGTATTGTTCTTCGCACTCCTGCTCATCGGGTGTGGCGGTGGTGGTGAAGCAGTAGAGGGTCAAGAGTTCTGGCAAGCAATTGTCGCGCACCTCTTGGAGATCGTGGTGGTCATCGCGACCCCGCTCATTCTCATCCTCGTACGTAAGCTCATCCAGGTCCTTGAAGACAAAACCAACATCGACGTCGCTGAAAAGCACGAGAAGATGCTCGATGAGTGGATTACCAAAGGCATTGCCTACGGTCACGAGCAAGGGCGCAAAGCTCTCAAAGAGGGCAAGGACCCTGTCACAGGCGACGAGAAAAAGAACGCCGCTGTTGATTTCATTGCCGATGGCCTGAAGAATACAGGCGTAGTTGAGATGGGCCGCGACGCACTCGCCAAGCTCATCGAATCCAAGCTCAACGTTGAGCGAGCTCCTGAAGACACCGAAGAGCCCAGCTCTGGTCCCACACCGGAATAATCATGTCAAATTACGCATATCTGCTGGGATGTCGGTCGGCCTTTATCAAGGTCGGTATGCCCTACCAAGAAATGGGCGAAGAAGAGGAAGATCCGGCCGCCCCACCAGAAGGTGCGCCTCCGAATCCTGAAGAGGAGGAAGAGGAGCTGCCCCCTGAGATGCTTGCAGCGCTGATGCAGATGCAGGAAGAAGAGGGTGGTCCGCCTGAGATGGAGGGCGGGCCTCCCGAAGAAGGCGGAGAAGAGCTGCCTCCTGAAATGCTTGAAGCACTCATGGCTCAAGAGGGCGGTGAGGGTGGGCCTCCTGAAATGGAGGGTGACCCCGAGATGGAGGCTGGGCCCTCTGAGCTAGAGGCTGGCCCTCCGAGCATGGAGCAGGAAGAAGAAGTTCCTGAGGAACTGCTCGCCGCACTCATGGCAGCCCAAGAACAAGGCCAAGGGCCTGGCGCCGCTATGGGCCTGGAAGATCCCATGGGCGAGGGAGAAGAAGGCGGAGCTCCCACCGCTGACATGTTCGTGGACTTTGCAAATCAAGACGGCACCAACGACGAAGCAGACCCCAACATGGAAATCCCTGAGGCACCCGGAGATGAAGACAAGCCCTCTTGGGGTGGCAACGCCTCACTAGAGGGTGGTGACGCAGGTACACGCAACCATGAAATGGGATTGCCTAACTCTAACGCTGTCTGATGAGCGACACATTCGGGCATTTCCTTCTCAACGAAGCGATACCTAAATCGTATCGGCCAGAAGGCGCGTACACAAAAAGGAAACTCCAGTCCAACATGATCCGGTTGGCAAAGGATGATCCTGAAAACTACGTGAAGATCATCACTGAGGTGAAACGCCTCGGTGATGATTTTGCTACGAGGGAAGGAGTGTCTGTCGGTCTTGATGACATCGCTCCCCTCTACGCAAAAAGAAATGCCATCACTCTCCCCGCCTTGAAGGCTATCCGTAAAGCCAAGTCACGCGGGGAGCGACAAAAGATAATCGCGGATACGCAGAGCAAGCTCATTGACTACGCTGTGACTCACCCAGGCACCATGGGTGATATGGTCCGAGCAGGATCAAGAGGTGCTCCCCTGCAGTTGATGCGTGCAGTGGGAGCTCCGGCTGCTGCGAGTGATGAGAAGGACAATCTGCAGCCTTGGCTCACGGTACGCAGCTACTCAGAGGGGCTACGTCCTTCCGAGTGGTGGGCAACAAACCGTGAAGCGCGTATGGCAGCCGTCAAAACGAACATTGAAGTCACTGAGCCTGGTGACTTGTCCAAGATCCTGGTGAACAACACCAGTCATCAAGTAGTCATCGAGCATGACTGCGGTACTAAGAACGGACTCAGCTTCTCCGCGGATGACCCTGACATTCTAGATCGATTTCTAGTACGCACTGCAGGCACCATCCAAGGGAACACACTTATCACACCTCGTGTGGTAAGTCAGCTCAAGAAACAAAAGGTCGGCAAGGTCATGGTACGCTCGCCCATGGCCTGCGAGTCGGGTTCCGGGATATGCCAAAAATGTGTAGGCCTAAATAGCACTGGCAAGCTAAACAAAATCGGCGACAACATGGGCATCCGCGCCAGTCAGTCGTTAGGTGAACCTCTCACTCAGTTGGCTTTGGATGCAAAGCACGGTGTACGTATATCCGGCGCCAACCCCATGGATGTGTCTGGCTTGTCAGGGTTCCGCTCGATCTTGGAGTCACCGGCTTCGTTCAAAAACAAAGCCATACTAGCTCCGGTTACCGGAACAGTAGAGACTGTCACCGCTGCACCCCAAGGTGGTCATTTCATAACGGTGGGCGGCGAGACACAACACGTGACGCAAGGTCTCGACCCCTTAGTGGCTGCGGGAGACAAAGTCTATGCGGGTGATGTACTCTCTGAAGGAGTGCCCCGTCCTGATGAGGTCGTGAAGCACAAAGGCCTAGGCGCGGGACGAGATTACGTGGTCGACAAGCTGTCCAGCGTGTACAAGAAGAGCGGCATCAACGTAGACCGTCGGCATTTCGAAGTGCTGGCCAAATCTACGCTGAACTACTTGAAGATCGAAGACATCGATGACAAGGACTCCGCAGAGCATGGTCTAGTGCGCGGAGATGTCATCGACTACAACAGGTTCCGTAACGTTGTGGCTAGCAGTGTCAAGGAACTGCCGGTCACCGACGCCGAGGGCAGCCATCTAGGGGAAAGTGTCCTGCATCATCTAGCGGGTACTAAAATCACTTCGCCCATGGTAAAGGAACTCCAGCAAGCAGGCGTGCGTCGCGTCAAGATCACAATGAAGGCACCTGTAGTCAGTCCGGTCATGGTGCCAGCTACGCGTAATCCTTTGCTAAACCCTGATTGGATGGTCCGCTTGGGACACAGGTATCTCAAGCAGTCCATACTTGAAGGGGCGCAAAAAGGACAGAAGTCGGATCTTCACAGTACTCATCCAGTCCCAGGCATCATTTTCAGTTCAGAATTTGGTGAGGGACCGGCGGGTCGTTATTGAAATCGGTAGGTTAATCCCCTTGGGTTCAAAAGAAAACCAAGCTATCATTACCATCGATACCTCTAGAGGAGCAGGTACAAATGTCTAATTCTCCGCTGTTCAAGCGCGCCTTCGTTCGCGGTCTCAATTCCGAACTCGTTCGGGCTGGGGCGGTGGTCTATCCTTCCAAAGAAGCTGCCGATTACGCCGCCGATTACGTCGCGGACAACTCGGGGATGCCAGATCCGGTGTCACAAGGGGACGCGGTGACTCAAAAAGTCGCCACTGTTCTGTGTGACCAGTTGGTCAGTGCATCGCAGCATATGTGCAAGGAGGCGGGCAACCAGTACAGCCCCGCTCTCACCAAGACTGCACAGGCCACAGATCCCTCGACTACAGCCACTCAGGCTGCGTGGGCTCTGATGGAGAAAGCTGCGGCAGAGACTGGTTCCCTCATGGAGGGAGGCGACAACGAGAACGATCAGCCTGCTGCTGCGTCTAGCAACGCAGAAGCTGCGCTCGAAGCCGCCCGTCGTCCTGAGAACTACGCCAACATGGGCGAAAGCGGCGTAGGCAACTACGAGCGCAAGGGCCAAGGCAATGTTGGTACCGAGGAGAAGCATCCTGAGAAGCCGAAGGCGACTGAGGAAGGCTCCAACTCGGTCACCGAAAACACCGCCAAGCACGGCTCGTTGGCTTCGATCATCCAGAAGGTGGCTGCCGGCTCAACCGGAGCTCTCATCGACGGCGGTGACGTACCCAACGACCAGCCCGCTGCCGCTTCGGGTAACGCAGAAGCTGCGCTCGAAGCCAACCGTCGCCCCGAGAACTACGCCAACAAGGGCGAAGCCGGCGTCGGGCGCAGCGACATGGTCCCTGGGACCAACTCGCAGGTCGGCACGGAGCAAGAGCATCCGCTCGCGCCTAAGGCCACCGACAGTGGCAAGACCAACGTGCCCCTCGAACACATCACAGGCAGCGACAACGGCATCAAGAAGGGCTCCGCGTTCGACCAGCTCTTCGAAGAGACTGCCCACTCCGTCGTGCCCTATCTCCCCGAGCGCATGGAAGAGAACCACAAGGTTGCTCACGTCCGCGCCATGATGGGCCTCGCCGATGAGCAGCGCGCATCGTACCTCCACGATCTGTACAACACCCTCGGCAGTGAGAAGGAAGCATCCGTACTCGTACGTGACCACTTCCTGAAGACGGCCGCGGCGAAGGAGGCGGCCTCCCGCCCAAAAGCACCTAGCGCCGACGCTGAAAAGCTCGGCAAAGAGCTTCCCCCAGCGCTCAAGGCTCACATGAAGGGCAAAGACTCGGACGACTCCGATGATTCGGATGACACCAAGTCCAAGTGCCCCGACTGCGGCAAAAAGGAGTGCAAATGCGACTCCGAAGAGGCCTCCCCTGTGCCGCCGATGATGGGTAAGGAATACCCTATGACGACGAAAAAGGAAGAGAAAGAAGCTTCCTTTAACGGCGCCTCACGCAACTC